GGTTCCTTAGCGAAAATGTTTTGTTTACCGTATTCGGTTATAACTGTCATTAAATTAAAAGATAGGTGAATGGCGATGTTGAACTGTCAGGTCGCCATGTCTACCTAAAAGTTAAGATCAGATCTATCTAGTTTTTTTATTAAGTCCTGTCTATCTGCAGGGTCGTTTTCATACCTTGAATCACTCATAGCCGCTACCAGTTCAGCTTGGCTTCTGAATGTTTCCATGGATGTTTTAGGTGGTTTACCTGAAAGCATTCTGCCTTCGTAACCATTGGCTTCTTCGTACTTTGCTTTTAAACCTCTTACCGCTAGTTCTATTGCTGTTGAGTTGCCTGACTCAACTAGTGAATCAAACCCATCAGTTTGGTTCTTAGCTAAGTTCTCATTAGCCCATGACATTAAGTTGTTGTATTCATTCTCACCACCTACTGAGTTTTGTATAGTGCTGACTTCTTTATCAGATAGGTCAGCTGTTTCAGCTTGATTTGTATAACCCATCTCAGCTGCTCTACCAGCTAGATAAGAATCAACTGATGATTTTGATAAGCCAGCATCAGTTAACTGTTTATACATATCATCAGTTATCTGACCTTCATTCTCATGGAAATGTTTGCTGATGGTGTAAGGATCGATATCACTATTCTTAAATATCTCTCCTAGTTTTTCACCATAGTTTTCATTGACACTTCCATAGTCAACGCTTCCATCTTCATTGTAGAACTGATCGTAACCAGACGCTTCCTTTTCGGTTGTAGTCTCCTCTGCTTTTTCCTCGTCTGATCCAAGCTTCTTTTGAAGCTCCATATAAGCGCTCTCTAATTCTTCAGCGTTCTTATATTTACCAGCGAGTAATGATTCCTGTTCGGCTTGGATTTCTTCTCCTACCTTCAGTGAATCTTGTTCATCAGCATTTAGATTTTCAGCACTAGTTACTGTATCTGTAGCTGCATCATATGTAAGTGTTTCTGCCATTTAAATTTCTTCAGGTGGTACTTCTTCAGTGGGTTGAATTTGTTCTTGCATCTGCTCCATAGCTTCTGGGTTCTTACTTGGGTCCATCATTGGAGCTTTAGCTAATTGACCAGCTTGATTAACTAGCGATTGTTGAGTGGCTTGTTGTTGCTGTTGTTGCATCTCTTGTTGGAGTTGCTCTTCAGTCTTAACAAGATTCAATACATCAATACCCTGTGCAGCTGCTAAACGTTTAATAGCTTCTGACGGACTTATGTATTTCATCAATGCATCTGGTCCGAGTGTCTGTGCAATCGTCGTAACGAATGCCGTGAGACTTTCTCTATCTTGTCCTCTACCTAGTGCATTCACACCAGCAACAATCTGTGGACGTACCATATCTTTAGGGATCTTAGGTAACTGACCACTACGTTGTAAGACAAGTAATGTTCTATTGAGGTATGGCACGAGGAATTCCACCGTAAGTAGTGAGAATAAACCTCCCAATTGTGCCTCAAGTTCCATCTGAGTAAGGCGTACCTCCTCAGCTGTTACTCGTTCGGCTTGCCTTGTCATCATTTGCATGAAGGCTTCACCTATTCTTCTTTCTAAGACAGAAGCCATTTCACTAGCAGTTCTAAAGTCAGCACTCTTCTGTACCTGAACTACCGCAACATCGTCAGGTCTTCCTTGAACGATTGCTCCGTTACCTGCCTTTGCTAATGTTGCTGGCTTAGTTGTTGAGGAAGGTGAGACAAGAAATACAACCTTAGCTGCAGCGGCTGACCCTTCTACTAGAGCTTGTGTTAAAGCATCTAATGATTTGATGTCGCCTAAGAATTCTTCTACTCTTCCTCTACCATAATCTTCTCCGTCAACTGTATTCCATCGAAGTACTAACCAAGGTGAGGTTTTCTTGGGTGCAGAGCTACGACTACCAGGCAATATCATGTCATGACATTCCTGATGCCAGGTCCAGCGACCACTTTTCTCATCCAATCGGACGTACGTGTACACTTCTACGTCATCATCTTCTCCGCTGTTCGAGTCTGTTGACACCTCATTAGGTGTTGGTTCTGGTAGCGGGTAATCGAGAACCTTCTTACTTATTAACTCTTTAGTTACTATCTCTAAGACATTTCCATCACCATCTCTGTTGACAACATACCGTGATAACGGGAAATTCTTTAGACCTTCTTTACCCATAAAGATAAGTGCATTACCACCAACTACTAAATGTTTAATAGCTTGGTGTACTATCACTCTGTCACTTGATGCATTGAGGTAGTCCATGACCATCCTCTCCATCTTGGAGAAGGATAAGTCTAATTCACTTCTAACTTCGGGTGGGATCTCTTCGCCTAGCTTGTCGTCTCTAATCTGTAGCTTAAAGAATGTTGTTTGTGGTGGTAATAAAGCAAGCATCAATTTAGATGCAAGAGTAACAACAGCTTTAGCTCCAACGCTTTGCCAAGGTTGAG